GTACGCGCGGCCGGCGCGAACCGAACGGCGGACCGGGTCGGCCAGTCGCCGGTTCACGCCTCGGCCGCCGCACGTCGTGGCCGCAGCACGGCTCGCAGCACCATCCGGTCCTCCCGGCTCAGCCCGGGGGCGAAAACCGCGCCCGCGACTGGCACTCCGTCCAACGCAACGGCGGCCATGGGACCGACCCCGACCCTCCAGCCCGCCTCGGCCATGCGCCGGGCTTCGTCCGTGTTGAATGCATACGGCGTGGTCACCAGGTCCAGCCCGCGGGCCAGGCGGATCATTTCCACCTCCGTGTCGTAGCCCATCCCGGTCTCGAAGGAAATCTCCTGCGCCCATTCCTCTTTGGTAGGGGCTCGGCCCGTGCGCTGGCGGAACTGGTTGTACCAGTCTATACTCTGCTGGTAACTGGCCTCCAGCCTCTCCGTACCATCCTCGGTATAGCCAGTGATAGCGCTCACATCCCCGCCGAAGCGCTCCCTATAGGCACGGATGATGTCGTCGTCGCTCGCGTTGCCCCAGTCGATTGGCACGGTTACCTCCTTACGCCGCCCCTAGTTGGGCCCGCATGTCGTCGATAGTCTTGTTCCCCCGACTGGTGTTATACATGTTGGTATTGATACCCAATGCCTTGGCTGCCTTCACCGGGTCGCCGCCCGCCGCCCGTACTGGCGATTCGTCGGTTATTCCCAGCCAGTCCTGTACCACCTTGCGCCGGGCGCCCTGGTTGGACGTATCCCACCCACGATCACGGTAGAACTGGTCCAGGTCGGGCCGTTTGCGCCAGATAGCGTCGAGTGCCTGCTCTGTGCTCAACCCAGGCTGTTGCCCACCCCGTTGCGCCCTCGCCCACGCGGGCGGCATCCATCCCGAAAGCGTCGATTGCACCTGGGGTATCTCCAGGTCCTGCAAGCGCTGCCGCTGGTACTCCTGCTGCAACTGCTGTAGCAGCAAGCCTATCTGGTCCAGCCCCCCGACCATCTGCATACCGCCAGTGCCAGTGGGTCCTGTGCCCGTCGCTCTCTCACCGGCCCCCGTGCCACCGGCCGCTAGCCGGGCGTACTCAGCAGATACCTGGGCATCCGACGCCGCCAGCCATTTCGGGTCATGCTTTGCCAGTTCCCCGCGCATCGTCGCCACGGGTTTGGTGCCAGGAGTGGATGGGCGATCAGATGGTAGCCCCTGGTTCTGCTCCCACGACTCCCGCCGACTTGTGATCGTCCCGTCATCCTTTTTGGTGTAGACGACTACACTACCGTCTGGTTGCCTCTCACCCCATTCAGTTGCCATCTATCTCACCCCCTGCGCCATGCCCTGCGCCCGGCGCCACCAATCTTCTGGGTCAAACGTCTCCACACCTATCTTGTACTGGTTCGGGTCGTAGCCCCGTCCGCTCATTCGGGCGATATTGGACATCACCCCCCCCGGCTCGAAGCCCAGGTGATACTCCTGCCCAGGTAGGGGGGCAGCCGCCGCTACTTTCGGGAACATACCGCCCATCGCGCCGAAAATGCCTTCCTGAGCCTGCAACTGTGCCCGCTTCCAGTTCTCCTGGTTCTGCGTCTCACTGAGCATCTTCTCCTGAGCAAGCCGGGCATGGTTGTAGGCGTTAGTCCGCTGGTCCTGCTCTCTGCGATAGTCGTAGTCGCTTTGCCCCCGCTTTTGCTCGCCTGGGTATTTGGTTTCTCGCTCGAATAGGCCCGCCGCTTGCCTTTCCTTGGCGTCCATCATCGACGCGGGGCTACTGATGGCGCTCGCCGACGGTTGTGGCGGGCGATAGTTCGGGTTGTCCACCATCTTGAAGCCATCAGGTTGGGTAGGATCGGGAATCAGGATATAGCGGTCGGTGGTCGATGCACCACTGAATACCGAGGCTGGCGTGCCGGTAGGCTCGTAGGTTGGGTTATCAATCCACTCGATTTTCCCATCTGGCATAATCAAGGGCAGTTTTTTCTTGCCAGCGAAGCCGGAAGTGATGTCCGGGAGAATCGGCTTGTTTGGCTTTGGGACCTCCTGCGCCTTCTGCAAAGCCACCCAAGCCCGGCTGACCTGCATGTTCGCGTCATTAAGCGCAGACATGGCGTCCTTGATCTCCCACGCCTCGCCCTTCGCAATCATGGCATCGTACAACCGCTGCGCCTTACCCTGGTTGCTCTGCGCAAGACGGTACTGCCTATCCGCTTCGCCGATCGTCAGGATTGGCCCGATGAACAGGTCATCGCCACCGGTTGCGGTTATGGGTGGCCCTCCAGCGGCTGCGGTTCCCACCGGACGAGTAAACGGGTCTCTGGTTTCGTCGTCGTCTACCTCGACTATCTCCCCAGCGGCATTAAGTGCCCATCCCATAGCTGCCTCCTGTCCCCAGCGGCCCTGTCACAGGGCCTGGCGTACCCGGCTTTTCCCGCTCCCAGGTCAATATCTCCTGCTGCTGCTCTGGCGTAGCTGCCTGCCACTCCCCGAGCTTGCTCGGCTGACCCTCCGGCGCCTCGTCGGGCAGCGAATCCCACATCTGGCGGCGCTCGGCTCCGGTCAGTTTCCGACTCCCTGCCTGGCCCGCCAGGTCCTTTGTCAAACGCTCGACATTCTGGTTGTAATAGGTCTCCAGGTCATGGGATAGACGATCGTAAATAGTGAGCCGGGCCATTCCACACCTCCTTCTGTCCACCCTACATTTCGCCCTACATCCACCCTACATCCCCCCTATGTTCGTCTCCATCGGTTGAGGGAAAAAACCCCCTGGGTTCTGCCCCGGCCCTGGTCCTGGCATCCCGCCCCCTGGCAGTGCTGGCATGCCGCCAGGGGCCGTCTGCTCTGCGGTCAGGGGCATACCCTGGCCGGGGGTCAGTGGCAACCCCACACTGCCGAGGTCCAACCCGCCTGGTGGTTGCTGACCCGGCATCGGCTGGCCGAACTGGTCCACCATCGAAGAAGCAGCCGGTTGTGGTTTCGGCAGTATCCCTGCCTTTTCCCCCGCTTCCTGGATCATCCGCTCCTCGACCTGGGCTTTGGCCTTCTCCAGGAGTATGCGGTAGTCCTCTTCCTCGGGACTCTCCAGATGGAGCCCCTTCTCCTGATAGGTCCGCCGACTGACCCCGCCAGCCCCCTGCTGCTCCAGCCAGAACCGACCCTCCATAATGAAGTTGCTGGGGAGCAGCGGATCGAGGGTCGGCACGGTCTCGTAAATACCGTCGATCTCTCTGTCGGACAACTCCAACAATGCCCGTTTGTTAGCCCCTGATTCGACGCTGTTCCCGTAGACCGGCACGCTGGTTTGAGCCAGTTTGTCCACTCCGTAAAGGAGAAACTCGGCCCCGTCCCTCAACATGAACTTGCCATTGTCGGTAATCGGGTCGTAGGCCAACCGCGCGGCCGTCATCAGCTGGTTGGCAAGATAACCACTCGCATCACTCCCGAGGTTGCCGCGCACCACGTCCCCGATGCCCGCCTGCTGGATCATCCCCATAGCGATCTGTACCATCTCGTCCAGCCCTGCCCCAGCGTTGGGCGGAATGAGATAGCCAACTTCCTCATCCTGGTACAGGGTAATCAGCGCCGAGAGTTTCGCCAGGTCGGTCGTGATGTCCACGACCCTGGTTTGCTGCGCCGCGTCCTGGGCCAGCGCCTCGTGCACCTGGTGTATCGTCGTCATGCGCTCGTTACGCAGCTTGATATAGGTGCGCGGGAAGGCGTTCAGATACATCCAGTTGGCTTTCATCGTCAACAGGCGGTCCAGAAACGGTATCAACTGGCTAAACGCGAATGCTACGGGCAAATAGGCCCGCTCCGGTGCTCGTTCGTGCGTGGAGAGCCCAGCGAAGTCGAAAATGCAACGTCGCCCAAATTTGTGGTTGATGGTCCGGGCGTGCTCCCCGTCGAGCAAATAGACCGCCTGGTTATCAGTCCACAGATGGACCAGCTCCGTGGTCTGGCCCGAGGGTACGTTGTTTTCGGGGAACGGCTGGCCGGGAGTCATGCGTTCCCACCGTTTATCTCCCGCATTGCGCTGGACTCCCAGACTACGCGCCGCCGGGGCCAGCGGGACCTCTTCCACCAGGATAACCTCCCGCTCGTTGTTGTAGGAGTCCCAGTAGTAATAGGTTAACGGGTCAATGTCCCGCCAGGCAAACGGGAATGGGGCTGTCTGCACGTGCCGCTTGAGCCGATTCAGGTAAGGGTCGGCGTCCTCGGCATACTCACCGCGCTCATCCCTGTTGCGTCGCGGGAACGGGCTCCACGCCTGCGGCTGCCACTGGTATTGACACACGCCTATCCCATCGGCCACCGCCGAGTCTATGAGGGACCGAAATACCCGCCGCTTGGCCTGGACCTCCATGCGCTGATGTGCCCCTGCCAGCCATTGCTCAATCAGTGTACTGTTGTGCTCGTCGCTGACCCGGTCACCCATGAGGTTGCGACGCCAACTGGGGTAATTGACCGTCAGGGTAGCGACAACCCGATGGATCATGTCCGGGAGGATCGGCGACCGGAATATCTGCACCGTGGGTTTATACTCGTCGGGAACGTTGATCTCGTGCAGCATCGCCCGCAACTGGCGCATCTGGCGAATCATCGCCTTCTGTGCGGCCCAGTGCTCCACGAGGTAGTTTTTCAACTCCCTAATGTGCTGTACCAGGTTGGCGTTGTCGGTTTCGGCCATCTCTCCGCCTAAACAAAAAGCGGGGAATCTGTCGCCCCACTGGTTGCCCCGTGAGACGCAAATGCCCCGCTGGTTTCCCTGCGAGATATTCAGTTAGCTGGTTTTAGCCCGTTTTGGCTCGATGCTCCGGGGCATGTCGAGGTAATCCTCGATAGCCCGTATCATTATTATAAGGCCCTGGCGAAATGCTAGCAAGAGGGCTCGCTGGCGGTCGGGCATCTATCCCCCCACCTCGCACAACCGTAGTGCCTGCTCCGCCTCGGTGATGTTGTGCTGATCGACATACACCTCTGGCAGGAGGCCGCTAGACACGAAATCAGGACAACAGCCCGACGGGGCGCACCCAGCGACTGCTAACGGGCAGGACACATACTCATCATACAGGGCAGTTGATACCCGTGTGACCATGAATCTGCAAAATCTACAGCAACGCATGTTCCCCCGTCACCCCTTCCACTGCATCCGAACCGACAGGCCGGGGACTCTCGCCGCTAACGTTGCCCTCGCCATAACCGCATAGCGCAGTTCGTCGGCGGCGTGGTCCTCACCGTCAGTATCCAGGTCCTCGGGATGGAGTTTGTCATACACCAATCCTGGCAATGTGCGGATCATCTCTGCACAATTAGCACAAACTTGCAACAAGGGCTTGCCGTCTCGCCCATCGGCTAATAACTCCCGTACCCGGCGCCACCCGTTCAGCCGGTCATTGTTTGCCGGTTGGAGAGACAAGCCCCCCCGCACATAGATATCCGCTGTAGATAGTGCATTGTCGGTACTGCGCCGCTGCCACATCGACGGGTCGGCATAGATCGCGTCGAGCCTGTCGTTCCCAACCACCGAGCGGATACGCTCGATAGCCTCCGTATCCCGGAGTTCCGTGGCATACATCTCCCGCAGCCGGTATATCCGCATGGTGTCCGGGTCCTGAGAGTAAACAGCAAATGATAACGGCTTGGCGAATCCCCAATCCAGCGCACCCCACCGGCGCCAGTGTGCAGGAGGAGTGAACGGGTCAATCACGTGCCTATCGCGCCGCCACTCTCGGAAATACTGCCCCGCGAACACATCCCAGTCACCGTAGGCCAGCGCGCGTTTATCGTCCTCTGGCAGCGCCATGAGTTTGTCCCAGTACGAGGGATCCCGCTGCATCAGAATTTGGTTGTCCTGTAATTTGGCGGGGATGAATACCGCTGTGCGGTTGTTATCGAGGGTAAACGTGCGTTCAGGTTGGCGCCCATCAATGAACCGCGTCTTGACCCACTGGTGACCGATACCCCCAGGGTTACTGGCTGCTCGCACCCGAGGGATGATATTATCCACCGTCGCCCGACAACGTGACATGAGATAGAGATACTGCGACTCAGCGAATTGCGTCAACTCATCCCAGACAATATCATCATACTGGCTACCCTGATATTTGTACTTATCGTCATCGCGGTCGAGGTAGCCAAACTCCATGATCGAGTTATTTGCGAACGTCCAACGATGGGATTGCGAATCGTAATGAGCCACGCCCGATAGCAAATCCCTCGATCGATCCAACGCCGCACCGGCTTTGCTCAGATCGGCGTAGGTCCGCCGCAAAAACAGACCGTTGCTACCAGGATAGCGCTGACGCCTGGCTATCGAGTATGCCAGCAGCGAATCGGTTTTGCCCCCGCCAGCTGCACCGCCATACAATACCTCGTCCTCGGGCCGATTAATAAATGCGGCCTGTCGTGGTTGGGCCTGCCAGACTATCTCATCTGTGGATTTATCAGACGTTGCAACCGCCATCAATCACAATCCTTAGTACCTGGCCCCCAGATGTGATGTCCACGTTGTCACGGTAGACCTCGGGCCGACGACCTTTGAGCAAAAACATCAACAACGAATCCGAGTAATCTCTGATGGTATCGACGCGCATGCCCTTGTAGTAAATGGGTTTATCGATACCGTCGCGAGCCCGCCTAACCGCCTCGTCCTCAAGGCGATCCGCCACCATCGCCCGCGCCTCGGCAAATGCAGCAGCGTACTCGGGATCGTCCTTAATCCAATGATAGTGGCTGTACACGCTACAACTCGCTAAATCAGCGGCGCGGTCCAACCTCCCAGTCTCTGCATATCTATTGAGGAACGAGCGCTTGTTTGCCTGTGTGATCTCGCTAAAATTACGTGCCATGGATGTAAATTGTTGTACCCTCACCGACCATCAATGTTGGCCACGTTTCGATTTCCCTGCCTGTTTGTGGGCGATGGCTGCAGCCTGGTCGGGTTTGCGGCCCGACCTAATAAGCTCGGCGATGTTGGCGGAGATGGTTTTTTTCGAGCTACCCCGTTTGAGTGGACTCATCTGAGTGGACTCATCGCCGATCCTCCGAGTGAGCCATGCAGCCAGGCATGAGTATCTGGCAGCTATCGCAGATGATGCAACGCATATTATTTTTTCCCCTTTTTGGGTGCTGGCATTGGCATCATGTGTTTTTTGCCTGGCATCATCTCGCCGTCGGGCATGTCGTGTTTCGCGGGCATTTTCGTCGGGGGCATTTTCGTCGGGGGCATTTTGCCCTTCATATATCCTCCATAATAACAAACAAAAAACTCTCGCCGACTCTCGCGGGTGAGAGTGTGCGAGAGTCTCGCGTACTGCTGCTGTGTACAGTATATGTGCTGCTGGGCCGGTTGTCAATACGCACCAGGGGGGAGCATACCGGAGCATACCGAAAACATACTGACAGGCTACCGGTAGCATGTAGCGCTTACGCAACACTATATAGTTAGTCTACCCGTAGAGTCGGCGGTAGAGTTGTCGGTAGAGTTGTCGGTAGAGTTGTCGGTCGCGCGCGGTAGATCATGA